GTTGTTCCGTTTAATATATCAAATCCGTTTCCTAACTCCTTATTTACATCTGCGAATTTATCTGCTAAAACACCAGCACCAACAACCAAACCACCAACTAAAGCTTGTGGTCTACTAAGGAATGTTCTTAGAGTTGCTCCAATTGATGCTATTTTAGTTTGAATGGTATCATATGTAGCTGCTTGGTCTTCTAAAATTTTTCTTTCTTCATCAGTTAAGTTAGCTAAACTATCGGCTATTTGATTTTGTTTTTGTAGATTAGTAACTAAACCTTTACTTCGGTTATCCAAAGAGCCCATTAGCTTATCTCTCTCATTCATCAAGTCAATTCTAGCAAACTCATCATCAGGACTAATCTGAGCAATGCTACGATTGATATCCATTATCTTTAAGGCAACTTGTTGATTTTTTTTCTGCCCTTTATATGCTATCTGCGCCCCTTCTTTCTGAACAGAAGTTAAATCAGAGTACATAGATGACATTGATTTTATAGAGGATTCTTCAGCTACAAATAAATCAAGATTCTCTTTATTTAACTGTTTAACTTCTTTTGCAGTTTTTACTATTGCTTTTTTGTATCTTTCTAATTGTTTTGTTTGTTTTTCGGTCAAGGCACTACCAAGAGCATCAAGTTGGTTTATTTCACCCTTGAGTCTTTTAATCTCTTTTAGTAAGTCTGCTTTACTTTGTGCCACCTAATCTCCTTATTTAGAATATTTTGCTATAATAGCATCCAATTCGTCTCTTTCCTTTTTAATCTTATCCAATTTATCGAGAACAGGTTTTGGTATTCCTCTCTTCTTTGCCCTTTGTATAAATCTATCCTGAGTACCTTTTTGCATATCACTCAAGAAACGATTAATAAATCCAGCAATTGAAGCTTCGCTTATTTGTTTTTTATTTTTCATAATGAATGTCCATATTTATACAACTATAAATATTGGATAAAAAAAAAGTAAGGATTATTTCCTAACCCTTACTTTTGATTTACGTTCCATTTTTTTATATTCTTCGGATTCTTTCTTTTTTAACTCTGCTAATTTATTGAAATAGAATTTTCGCCATTGAATTGGCATGAAGTAAACATCTCTCCAAGTAAATCCGTTACCAAAGTTAACCAACTCCCAAATTTGGTTATGAAGTTGGATACTATAATCATTCGGAAGGGTAAAAAAACGATACCCCAAACGGGATATCGAGCGCCTCCTCTTCACCCGTCAACTCTGATACAAAGTTAAATTTTAAATCCATATCTGGACTGATTTCTCTTACAAATTTTCTGAATGCTTTTGTGTCTAATGCTAAGAATGCGTTTTGAACCCACTTAGTAATATAACCTCTATCTTGATTTCCATCTACTGATTGAATCATATATTTCAAACGAGTAGTTACATCAAATGAAGTATCACCTTTACCTTTATATAATCTAGCTAATGCTTGATTTTCTTTTGTAATTTCAAGTTCATCACCATGTGTTAGAAGTTTAAATTCCAACTCTGCCCCACTTTTTGGTAATTTAAATTTATAAAGATTTTCACCATTTAAGATTTCTTCGTTAAAATCTTTGGTTTTTACTTTAGATAAATCAATAGTTACATTTTGTGGTTCTAATGTAGATGGGTCAGTTACTTCTACATCATAGTTAGGACCATAACCCATTACTCTTGTTGCTAAAAGAATAGCGTTTTTATCACCAATAAAGATATCATTGATATCTACATTTGGTTCTACAACAACTGATTCAAATAGTTTATCTAATACTACACCTTTCTTAATTAAGGATTGTGATGCAAGAATATCTTCTTCTCTTGCTGTCATATACTTAATTTCAATGTTTCCTTTTCTTAATGGATGTCCTTCTGGATAAACTAACCCTTTTGATGGCAAATCTACCACCTCAGTTGGGAATTCGAATTTATTTTCGCTCATAATTAACCTTTATTTGTTTGTATATATAAGTATATCAAAATAAAAAAGTTGTAAAACGAAAAAAGGTTCTCACTAAGAGAACCTTCTTCAATTTATAGATAGTAGTGGATAATATCTTAAAATTCTAATATTGCGTAATCATAAGAAAGCGTTAATTCAATATCGGCAGGGTCATTAGATGCGAAATCTAAATCATTGAAATTAGCTGCTTGAATGAATGCACCTTTTAGTTTCCATTGTTCAATTTTATCACCAACAGGTCCTAACATATAGAAATCGATATCTTTTTTGTAGAAATCTGCGTATCCTTTTCTACCAGTTAAAGATTCATATCCTAATCTCACCCATTCCATCACTTGTTGTGCTCCACTTGGAACGATTGGGTCATATAATGTGATTGTGATATCTTGCCACTCACCCTTACCTTGTAATTTTCTATAAGTGTTAATGTGGTCTAACTTCACAGTTTCGAAATTGATAGATGGTCTCGCTGCTGTTTTAATTAAGTATGATTGAATACCATCAATCTCCATAATATAGCGATTCTTCATCTTCGGTTCGAAGTTGGTGAAGAACATTTCGTTAAATTCTAATACTTCTGCCATTTTTTTATTTCCCTTTTATACTAATAAATATTAGTTATTCATTTTTTTGTTTTATGCTGAGAACGATGCTCCCGTTGGTAAGATGTTGAAATCAATTACAATGAATTCAGCGGTCTTAGCAGGTTGTAGGAAAATCTGTCCAGCTAAAATGTTTCTATCAACCACATCAGGTGTGTTGTTAGTCTCATCCATAACTACTTTAAATGCGTACAACCCTTGTCTTTGTTGAATACCTTCTAAGTAAGGTTGTACTGTGTTGATAAATCTACCTCTAGTCGATGCCGTATTTTGTTCGAATACTAAGAATCGAGATGTAGATGCCACAAATTTCTTAACATTGATTAATAATCTTCTAACATTGATTCTATCCAATGCCGATGCTCTATCTTGCAATGTTTTCTGTCCGAATGCCACAATACCTTGTCCAGGGAATGAAGCGATTGGGTTTACTTTGTTTTCATATAGAGTATCTCTTTCAGAATGTGTTAATCTATTCAATACCGATGCTGCTCCTACGATACCTCCTCTATTTAAACCAGCAGGTGCGAACCATTCAGCTGCAATAGCGTCATTAGCTGCATATACAGCAGGTAATAGTACTGAAGGTGGTACACTTACTAATTTGTTAGTATTTGAATCTACTGTCTTAACCCAAGGATAGTAAGTTCCAACATAGTTAGAATCTACAGCGTTAGCTTGTGTTGTTACATCTGAGATAGTTGAACTAGCATCAGCAAAATCTGCGATGTAAAATGCATCTTGTCTAGCTTCAACAATATCAATTGCTTTACTAACAACTCCAGGGTGTAATGTTCTTACAACACCAGGCGTTACTAACATATTGATATCCCATTCATCAGCGTTTGAAATTGCGTTCAAACCTTTTGAGTATGATAAATAACCACCAGCCGAAGTTGATGATAAATCAAGTCCTTGCGAATTTCCAGCACTCATATCAGAACCTAATTTGATATCAGTTGCAGGAGATTGTCCATCAAATCCACCTTGGAATGCTACTGAGAATTGTCTTTTCACCATATCAGATGAATCAGAACCACTCATTACATAAGAAAGTTGAGAATCAAATCCAAAGTCAACGTTTGAACCAACTCCTACACTTTCAGGTAGAGGTTTGATATAATTGTTGTTGTCATATTTTATACCAGTTGTTTCGAAATCAAAACCAGCGTAGTATGTTGGGTTACCAGCAGTATTCACTACTGAACCAGTTTGATAAACAACAGCAGGTACGATAGTTTCAGTATCTGCTAATATTGGATTAGAGTAAGCTCCGTGTCCGAATGGTGCAGCTGATACAGGATATGAACCTTGTGCTGCTACTTGTACTCTAATATATTTTGAATTATTTACCCAATCACCCCACTCAGTAATCTTACCATTTGAATCAATAGTTAAGTATCTATCACCGATTCTTCTAGCGATAAAGTTTGGTGATGCTGGGTCTAAGTTTACATTACTAAATGTTTCTAATACAACAGGTCTTTTATCCGTATCAGAGAATGAACGAATTGTTACTGTAAATACTGAATAATCAGTTCCTCCATCTTCACCGGCAGCTTTCACATTGGAGATTGAAATTTTAAATCTGGAGTTTTCGTTTGTACCATATCCTAATGTATGGAATTTAAATAAATCACTTCTTACACCTGAAATTAATTGTGATTTAACAAATGGTGTAGATGCCCAACTTGCTTCATATGTAAAGTTTTGAGTTGGTAATACTTCAGCTACAACAGCTTCTCCATTTGCAACTTCTAAATTGATATCATCTACTGCATCTTTAAAGTAAGTGTAAACATATGCATCCTTCGAACCTAATGGGTCTGAACCAAATACATCAGTTACATCATTACCAGCTGATGATAATAGTGAAGAAGATACTTCACCAATACCACTACCACTTACTACAAATGAACCAGATGTAGTTAATGATGGGGATACAGTAAAAGGACCAAATCCTACTTCATCATCACCATTTACACTACTATGTAATGTTGAGATAAGTTTTTTACTTCCATCCGAACCACTAGCAATCAAACCAATAGGTGTAGCTTGAGTATAACCAGCATCAGCGCCAGTTTTACCTAAAACTCTTACGATTGTTGCTGTTCCAGCTTCTCTAAGATAGTTTTGTACTGCGTACTCCGTATAATAAGTTCCATCAGGTGTTCCGAACTTATCTTCAAATTCTGATTGTGTTCTTACAATCGTAGGAACGAATGCTGGTCCTTGTTTGAAAGGTCCTACAAATGCTGCTCCTATTTCTCCTACCCCTTGAGCTAAAAAAGAGAGGTCATTTTCTCTCGTAAATACTCCGGGTGATACTATTCTTTCTGCCATAATTTTATTTCTCCAATAAGTTTATTTTGATAAATAAATCAAATACACATATAAATATAACGAAAATCTTCAAAAGATAAATTTCAATTTTTTTAAATTTAAATTGTACAAAGTGAAGGTGATGTGTACCAGCTATTCCCCGTCCAATATCTAACAGTAAATCCTTCACCATAAGGTTGGTCCGAATACCAACCAGGTACAGCGAAAACATTAAAATTTGTTCCTCTGTAAACAGATACAGTCCACCAATTCCTATCAGGGTCCTCCCAAAATATTCTTGCTTGGTCATTCCCAGCACAAGATTCGAGTGGACCAGCTTGACCACTACTTCCCCTATTTGAATATCCAGCCATCAATTCGCCGTATCTTCCAGGTCCAACAGGCCCACCACCAGCATCATGGTCATATCCATACCATTCACTAAATGCAGCTGGATTTGCAGATAATGGTCTTGCACGAGAATTTGTATTAATAGTACCATATCCACCATTCTCAGCAGTATCAATTGAAAATGCACCTGAACTAATAGTTCTATTTAGTTCGGTTATAAGTGCAGATGCCGCTATTTGGCCTGATGATGGTATTGCCATAATACAATCAATTATTGGTTATGCATCTACAACTACATCACCAAAAATAGATTTTAGTTCTACTTTTAGTAATGGATATGCAAAATCATAAATAGATGAACCAGTTATTGCATTGGTTGAAATCACATTTGCAGTATAATCTTCACTACCACTAACATTTACAGTATCATAAGTCCAAGATGATTGGGTAATCATACTTTCAGGATCTTCTGGGTCTGGAACGATTGATTCAACCGATTCAGATACAGTTTCTACTCGTAAATATTCTCTAGTTCTTACTTGTGATTCAGTTAGGTGAAATACATATTCTTCTTTAACTTCATAACTTTTTGCTTCCCACTCTTCTACTAACATAGCAGGTGAATGTTCATCAAATAAATCTTGAGATGCACTTGCAGCAGCCCCCTGATTTAAGTATAAAGTTGGGTTAACTCTAAGAAATCCATTTGATTTTCTAAATTCAAAAGATTCGATTCTTACATATCCCTCAGAAGTAATACCTCTACTTGTACCGATTTGTTTTTGTATTTCTAAAGCCATTTTATTTTTTTATCTTTATGTTTATAAATATAACTATATTAGTAAAAAGATTAATTTTTATTAATTAACTGATTTACCAATTCTTTTAATTCGTTTATTTCTTTTTGTTGATTTTCAATTACACTTTCCAATTCTTTTACTTTAGAATTGTTCCAAGTTACAATCTTATTCTGGTCTTTTATACCTTCAATCACCAATGGAACTAATCTATCGTACTTAATTGTTAAGTAATCTTCACCTGATTTAGAGTATAGGTTTCCATTTTCATCATAATCAGAATCAAATGGTGCTAAGTGAACTACTTCGGGTACAACATCTCTAACCTGTTGTGCCGATAAACCTACTTGTAATCCTTCTTCGGTAAATCCAACTTTTTTTGCTAACTCATTAGTTTCATAGTAGAAACCATCTAATGAAAGGATTTTAGAAAGTGCGTTTCCGATTTTACCTTTCTTATCTTTTAATCTTTCATCTGAGTAGTATGCGATAATATCTTGTGTACATCTAAATACTCGAGTAGCGTAGATTTGTGAGTTGTTTACTTCAAATCTTTCTGAACCACCAGTTACAACTCTGAATTGGTCTGATGCGTGGAATTGAATATAAGTGTTAGTATCACCTCTATGTCTTAACCAAGAAGCCATCTCCAATGTATTGAACCTAGAAGTAGATGCTGGGTCTGCGTAGTATGATGTTGAGTTACTATCATAATAAATCGAACCATATACTCTATTATAGAAGTATGCAATTGCGTTGCCATTTTCTCTACCAATATATGCTACATTCTGAGAATTACCAGAACCATTATCATGTATTCTTAGATAAGAGTTAGTATTATTATTGTTACTATCTAATCTAATATTAACATCATTATATGAGTTAATAGACATGTTATCGGAGAATCCACCGCTATTAGAAGTAGATGCGATACCATGATTAGAATATGAATTGTAATTCGCATTCCAGTCAAAGGACATGTATGCTATTCTATGTAAAGATGATGAATATGTACCATACCCCTGTGCATATCCCCTACTACTACTTGAACCAAAGTATGATGTATTGGTAACTGTTGCGTTAAATCTAGAAGTAGAGTTAAAGTTACCATAGTATCCAGTATCGTGGTCATAGTAGATTCCCGCTCTTACTTGGTCTCTTACATAGATACCATAAGATTGAGTACTCATTTGGTCTGTACCATTGTGGTATAATGATAACGAACCATTTCTCCGAGCATACAACATCCACTCATTATCAATATCATTGTAGATACCACATTGGTTGTTATCTGCTGACATGAATACATATCTAGCATTGATTGAGTATCCTTCCCAACCACCTTTACCACTACCATGTGTTTGAACAGTACCATAGTTACCATCTACACCACCTTGACCAGCTCTGAATGTTACTTCGTTGTTATCTCTTAATTCTACATAAGAATCCCGTGCTACTCTTACTGCCCATTGTCCATCAGAATCTAAAATACCAATATTATTAGAATCATCTGCGTAGAAATATCCTCTAATGGTACTTTGGAAACCATCTCTAATTCTAATACCATGCGGGTTACCACTTCTTGCGATTGTCCAATATTCTCCAGATGAATAGAAGTGATTTCCAGAACTTTGGTTATATAAACCTTCGTTTTGGTTGTAGTTTCTGAACCAATCATCAGCGTAGAAGTTCCACGCTCTTGCAACGTTCATACGAGATGTACTATCACCATTCCAATAGTAAGATGTATTGTTTCTATCGTAGATGATATTTGGTCTAATATCGTTGAAGTAGGATACATTATCAAAATGACCATAATAAGAAGTGTTATTCCTATCATAGTAGATGTTTGCCCTCATATCGTTGAAGTACGATGTAGAAGCAGGGTCTGCGTAATATCCTGTATTGTTTTGGTCATAGTAACGAGGAGAGTAAGTTACATCATAGTTGTACATCCAACCATCTACTCTCAAGTTCAAGTTACCACTATCCGAACTCATTCTGAATTCATCAGTACCAGTTCCGATAAAGTCAATACCAGTTCTACTATCCCAATGTGTATTAGTTCTGAATCTTACAGTACCACCACCATATGCAGGCATTACAATAGAAGATGCATTATTGAACCACAACCCACTTCCATTATTTACTCTGTTACCAGAAAGTTGTTCGATATTTGGTTCGTTACCATTGATTTCATATACACCAGGTCCCCACCATTTTAATTGTGAGTTAGCATCGGTTGAGTAGTATAAGTAAGTTCTATGAGTTTGGTTTCTCGTACCAGTGTATCTCATTTTGTAATCAGTAGATGTTGCTATCTTCTGACCTGTATCTAATCTCCAAACACCACCCAAACCACTATTTGAAGTTCGAGGGTGATTGTTTGCGTAAACAAATCCAATTGCCAAACACCAAACTCCTTGTGGGAGTGAACCGATACCAAATGCGTGGAAGTATGGGTTACCATTTGCCGAACCACTCATATTAAGTGTTTCACCACCACTACAACCAAAGTAGTAAGTACCTGAAGTTTGTGAAGATTCTCTCTTCACATATGTTACCCACATATATGATTTGTTACCATCTAAGTTTGATACAGTTTTGTTCCAACCACCATCAGAGTTAGAACCAGCATCATTACCTAATGCTCTCCAAACAATAGCTGGTCTACCCCAAGGGTCATAATCTTGTATGATTGAGTTTTCATATGATGCTCCATTGTTTGAGAATGTTCCACCCAATGCAGCTGCACCATTACCAGTTCCACTTACTACCCAATCTTCAGCGGTTGCTAAGTTAGTAAATGTACCAACGTGGTGGTTACGAGAGTTAATTGCTTTCTGTCCACCTACTCTTAGGTTGTAAGTAACTTCAACATCTTGAGAACTTCTACCAACTGAGAATAACATTGTTGATAAATCTTCATTGTTGTACATTCTGATACCACCATAACCAGGTTGTGCACCCATACGGATACCAGTATGCCATCTTAAATCTAATTTAGAGTAATTACCACCATAGTTTTCTCTATTTGTACCAATGTAGTAGTTACCATCTGCATCAGAGTTACCACCACCAAAATGTAATCTCGTAGATGATACTGAGTTATATGCGTTGTAATCAAATCTACCACCAATAACAACTCTATTGATAAATTCAGCTGCGTACATACGAGAAGTAGAACCACCATGCCAATAATATCCAGTACTTCCTCTATCATAAAGAATGTTTACTCTAACATCGTTCATATACGATGTAGAAGCAAAATCACCATAATAAGAACCATTGTTTCTATCATAGAATCTATCAGCGTAGTGATATCCAACAGTCTCTCCACCATTTGACCGAGTCTTTATCTTCTCAGAACCATCATAGTACATTGATGTTTGTACATTGGTTGTTCTAACTGCCCATTGTCCATCTCTATTTAATAGACCGAAGTTAGCACCAGCCCCATCTGAATAAACATATCCAGCTCTTGTACCACCACCAGTATAGAATTTGATACCACCAGTATTTGCATCACCAAACTTATAGTTTAGGTAAGAATCATTACCTTCATCATAAAATCTAACATTTGCGTTAAAGTGTAATTGGTTTACATAGTTGATATCATAGTTGTTCATATGGAAATGACGATACCAATAAACATATCCATTGTTATTGGTAATGTATCTCATCATTAAGGTATCTGAGTTTGCATTTCTCATATACCAAGAGAAAGTGTATCCACTATCCCAATACCAATGTGCACCATATGAAATAGCATGATAACCACCCTCACCAAAGTATAAGTGAGAATCACCACTATCAGTAGCACCCACATATAACATATCGTTGATGTGAGTTCTATCATCGTTACCATTACCTATTCGGTTTCGGTTACCATTTACATATAAGTTGTTTTGTACAGTAGTTGTACCATTATTTACTTCAAATCTTTCACCACCACCAGTTACAACTCTCCATTGGTCTGCTGCGTGGAATTGGATATAAGTGTTAGTATCTCCATCGTGGTAAATCCGGTCATTTAAGAAGATATCTTCTACATCGTAGATTCTACCATTATCCATATATAAATCAGTACGGATAATAACCGAACCATTTACATCTAATCGTTGTGAAGCAGTTGTGTGTCCAATACCCACATTACCACCACTTGCACCATTGATGTAGGTGTTTTGACCTGAACTATATTGTAGTTGTAATGGCCTTGCTGGCGAATAAACTTGGTCGTAGTTAATCCTTAAACCATTTGTAATACCAGAAGTATTAAACTCAACCCAATCTAATCGAGATGAAGAACCTTGGAATCTAAGGATATCTGCCGGTCCATCATATTCAATTTTAGGTCCACCATATCCATATTGATGGAATTGAATTTGGGGTTTACGAGAGTTTGTACCTGTATTACCACTTTGAATCTGAATTGCAGTTGATGCTACAATGGATGGTTTATGAAATTGTCCACTATCACCAACCCAGTTAGCAGTACCATCATTGTAGTAAGATGAGTAATCGTTAGCGTAGTAATCATATTCATCAGTATATCCACCTTTTGCAAATATCTGTCCATCAACTGCTAAGAGTGAAGCCGCCCGAGCATTACCACTATGCCATTTACCTAATCTCCAACCACTATTTTCATCGTTATTGTTTGATACCGCAAATGTAATACCTCTATCGTAACTAGCATCAGAATACATAGTTGTAATAAGTAAATCATGTGCTCTAGAGGCATCTGCTGCTAAACCTGATGCTTGTGATTTTGTATTTGCTGTACCAGTAAACCAAGTACCATTACCAGCACCAATCCAGAACATTTGATGTCCTTGAAAGTGTAAGTTTGTTTGTGCATTCTGTCCAACTGAATCCCAACTTGATGAAGTACCTAAAATGTGATATTTTCCATCGAAATCTAAAGTACCACTACCATATGCATTTCCACTAATAGTAACACCATCACTTCTAGTTTCAAATTTCATTGAACCATTATGGTATAACTCAACTTCAGCGTTTCTTCTGAAGATTGCCATCCACTCATTATCTACATCATTGTAGATACCAGCAGTACTACTATGGTCAGACATGAATACATATCTACCATTAATTGAGTATCCACCCCAACCACTTCTAGTTGTTCTAGTTTCAACTGTACCATAGTTACCACTTACAGTATCTCTACCAATTCTAAATTCTTCAGTTGTACCATCGGTATAGAACTGAGTACCATAATCATTTTGGTGTCTGATTGCCCAACTTCCACCAGTATCTAAAATACCAATTTGATTAGAACTATTTGCGTAGAAAGAACCTCTTTCGGTACTTCCATTAGTTTTCATTCTAATTCTTATAGAAGATGCTGAATCTCTAGCAGTCCAAGATGCATCTGCATCTGAAACCCAATGTGCTCCAGTTGCTTGGTTATATAAACCTTCACCACTTTGGTTGTTTCTAAACCAACCATTGTTATAAATTTCGTTAAATGTTACACTATCCGTTGTACGAACATATTGGTTCATATTTGCAGCGTATGGATAGTTTGTAGAATCTAAGATTCTTCTCCAACCAGAATAGTTATCGTTATTCCATTGAGTTTTGTATGCTAAATCACCAGTATGTGCTGCGTATAATTGGAATGAATGGTTTGCACCTCTATAACTTATAACACCACCATATGTGTAAACTCCAGTTGGGTGATTTGAGAATCCAGAAGCCAAATTATTGACCTGAATATAGTTCATTTCACCAGCGGAATTTGTCCAATCTTGGAAGTTACCACCACTTACCGAACCACCATATGTGAATATATTGTATGCCCCTACTGAAGTACTTTGTCTATAAAAGTTAGTAGCGTATAAATCTCCAACATTTTGATTTACACCATAAATCGGAGATACTCTCATTGTTACCGTTACCTTCTTAGAAGAAGATGGTTCGGTTGAGTTTGTTATAGATGTTACTCTATTTCTATCATCACCACCAGCATCTCTTACATGAACTGCGAATGAATTCCAATAAGATACTCTTGGCCACCAGAATGCAAGTGTTCCACCATTATCAAACACTTTCATTGTAGTAAATCCAGATTTACCTAAATGTAAACCTGAATGATTAATGATAGTATTGTTGTATAGGTAACCTTGTACTATAAAATCAAATGGTGAATCAGAAGAATAACTTTTACCAGTTGCTTCTAATACAAACGATGCCCCATTTTGAGTATTTGAAGTAATATCAGTTTGTACTAATGTTCCAGATGTAAAATCAGAACCTGAATGTTTTCTTGTAGTAACATAGTTTCCATTCAATAAAAGATTATTACCAGCGATAGTTACAGCACTGTTATTAACTTCTAATCTTTCTGTACCACCAGTTACAACTCTCCATTGGTCTGCTGCGTGGAATTGAATATAAGTATTTGAATCTCCTTCATGAATGATTTGGTCTACACCAACTATATCATTATTGTTCATATCAAGGGTTCCACCTGATATACTAAATCCATTACTTACATAACTTCTTTCCCAAGATGAAATTAATGCTCTTACTGTACCATCATTTCTTCTCAATCTCATATCAGGGTAACCATTACTACCTACCCAGAATCCAGATGAGTTGTCATTACCAACACCTTGTGTTACAAATATAAATGACCATGTACTATTTCTTACTTCTCTAAGAGAAATAGCGTTATCATTTATATTATTTAAATCCATATCAATAGCATGGCTATTGATTACTAAATTAGTAGCTAATGTGGTGTTACTATTGTTTACTTCTAATCGTTCACCACCACCAGTTACAACTCTCCATTGGTCTCCAGAGTGGAATTGCATGTAAGTATTCGTATCACCTTGGCTGTAAATAGCGTTATCTAAATAAATGTTTTCAACAGTATTTAAATTACCATTTCCTAAATTTAATCCAGCAAATGTTGGTGAATCCGTTGTACGAACATCTTGATTCATTCTGAACGCATATGGAATATTTCCATCATGTCCTATTGTTCTCCAATTTTGATATGTTCCAGCTTGCAATCTTCTAAATCTGAAATCATCTGAGAAGAAACTAATTGCTAATGTTGCACTATAATAAGTTGATGCGTTACCATGTCCTAATCTCATCCCATACCACCAATTGGTATCAGGATTAAGAGTTGAGTTATTGAGTGCGTTCCAATATTGGAAACTATCTGATTCAGTACCAGTATTTGATGATAATCTTGTTGCTGCATCAATAGAACCATTTATAGTACCACTTACAGTCAATCCATTTAAGTTCGAAGTTCCTGCAGGATTTACATAATAATTATCATCATTCGAATCATAGTAAATTGGTGCATACATTGCTACACCAGCATCAACTATCTTAGCTGCATCAATCGAACCTAAATAAAGAATCGAACTTGCTGCGTTCTTATCACCATAGAAAGTGAATGTACCACCATGACTCTGTCCTCTGAATGATGGATTACCATCACCAACATTGATATAAACATCAGCACCAGTACCATCAAAGTATCCGAAGTTTGTAGTGTTTACATTCGTAGAATTTACTCTTGAGAAGGTTACAGTATCTGAAGTACGAACATTTTGATTCATTGCGTACAACTCATTATCACCCTGTCCAGTATTTAATGCAGTTGTATTTACAACACCACTAAATGTTGCTTCACCTGATTTGTTAATTGTTAATAATGATTGAGCTGAGTATTCAGATTGTCCACCAGATGCTTGATATCCAATTTGGTAATTTGCGAAACCACCACTATATCTTAAACCAGCAAACCATTCTTGTCCACTATAAGATACATCAGTAAAGAAAGTACCAATTGCTCTACCTTCATAACCACTCATATTGATTACAGCAGTTGCTGCAGGTGAACCAGCAGTATTAGTTGCTATAATATTTAGAGAAGTTCCAGTGTTTCCACTATCACCAACTGTTAAATTATCAAATGTAGGTGAATCAGTTGTACGAACATTCTGATTCATATTATAAGCATATGGTTGAGATACACTATCTAATATTTGTCTCCAACTTCCCCAAGTAGTGTTACCAGTACCCATTCTACTCCATAATCTACCATTTGCAGTATATGCAATCTGAATTGGATATCCACCACTTAAATCAGTACCACCACCATAACTTCTCCAAGTCATTTGGCCGTTGTAAGAACCACCATCACTTAATCCATTGGTTGCGTTACTTTTGAAATCAAAGTAAACACCGTTTTGACGAGATGAAGGAGTATCATTTGTAGAACGAGTATCATTTGAATCTACCGCTTCTGCTCTATCAGCAGTTCCGGTTAAATTACCAACAAATGATGCATTTACCTGATTAAATGTTACATTATCAGAGGTACGAACATTTTGGTTCATTAGGTAAACCTCAGTAGCACCCTGCCCAGTATCAATAGTACCACCAATCGTTACATTACCAGACATAGTCCAATTACCAGATGAATCCGTATAGTCATCATCGGTTACAAATCGTAATCTATCTGGATTAGTACCTTCATCCATTCGAATCATTTGCCTACCACCAGCTACCAACTGAAGGTCATCTCCACCTACGAACCGAATGTATGTATTTGTATCACCACCATGTCTAATATAAGAATCTACATCTAAAATTGGTGTCCTTAACCGAGTTTCAGCGTACCAATTATCTTCTGATTCATCCCAATAAAAACTTCTAGTATCCGAATCACCTCTTAAAACTTCAATACCAGCATCTTCAGAAGGAGTACCTGATGTAAAGTTTGAATTAAGAGTTATAATATTATCTGCTAACTGAATGGTTTCGGTATTCACAATTGTTTGAGTACCTGTTACATTCAGATTACCTGTTATGTTTAGGGTTGTACCATCAAAAGTAAGGTTTGATTCAACAGTTGCGTTTGGTGCTGAACCATTTAGTGTGATTAAGCCATTATCGGTGTTACCAGTTAAGGATAGAGCTCCACTTGAACCAGCAGAACCACTTGAACCACCACTACCAGAAGTACCCGATGAACCTGATGAACCTGAAGAACCAGCACTTCCACTTGTTCCAGCACTTCCACTTGTTCCTGCGCTTCCAGAACTACCAGATGAACCTGCCGTTCCCGCAGTACCTGATGTACCACCACTACCAGCGGTTGCTGATGTACCACCAGAACCACTTGTTCCACCACTTCCAGAAGTACCTGATGTACCTCCACTACCTGATGTACCATCTGAACCAGAAGTACCTTGTTCACCACTTGTACCTGATGAACCTCCACTACCTGATGTACCTGAAGAACCACCAGTTCCTGCAGTACCCGATGTACCACCACTACCAGCAGTACCACCAGAACCAGAAGATGCTGAAGTACCTGATGTACCTCCACTTCCAGAAGTACCTGATGTACCTCCACTACCAGAAGAACCAGCTGAACCACCAGTACCAGATGATGCTGAAGTACCTGATGTACCTCCACTACCTGATGAACCAGATGTTCCGTCATCTCCGTCATCTCCATCATTACCAGAAGTTCCACCTGAACCACTTGTTCCAGATGTACCTCCACTTCCAGAAGTACCAGATGAACCACCTGCACCAGTTATACCACTCGAACCAGTTGAACCACTTGTTCCACCACTTCCACTTGTTCCACTTGTTCCAGAAGAACCAGTTGTACCAGATGAACCTGTTGTACCTCCACTACCAGATGTACCAGCTGAACCTGTTGTACCTCCACTACCAGAACTTCCTCCACTACCTGATGTTCCACTTGAACCACCCGTACCAGAGGAACCACCACTACCAGCGGTAGCTGATGTACCTGCTGTACCCGTTGAACCACCAGAACCACTTGTTCCACTACTTCCACCACTTCCGCTTGTTCCACTACTTCCACCACTTCCGCTTGTACCAGATGAACCTCCACTACCAGCAGATGCAGATGAACCAGATGTTCCTCCACTACCTGATGTACCGCTTGTTCCTCCACTACCACTACTTCCGCTTGAACCAGTTGTACCTGAAGAACCACTTGTTCCACTTGAACCAGCAGTACCATCCGTACCATCATCACCAGAAGTACCACCAGAACCAGATGTACCAGCTGAACCTACTGAACCAGATGTACCAGCTGAACCACCAGTACCACTAGTACCACCAGAACCAGATGTACCATCATCACCAGATGTACCAGCAGAACCCGATGTACCTGCACTACCCTTTGTACCAGATGAACCTCCACTACCAGCAGTTCCAGAACTTCCTCCAGAACCAGATGTTCCAGATGAACCCCCACTACCAGATGTACCAGATGAACCTCCACTACCAGATGTACCAGATGAACCTCCACTTCCACTTGTTCCACTTGAACCAGACGAACCTCCACTTCCACTTGTTCCACTTGAGCCTCCAGAACCAGATGTTCCACTTGAACCACCAGAACCAGATGTTCCGCTTGAACCACCAGAACCACTTGTACCAGATGAACCTCCACTACCAGAAGTACCTGAAGAACCAGATGAACCAGATGTACCTGATGTACCAGAAGATGATGCGTTAAACTTTCTTTGGAATGTACCTGTTGTTGTATCGAAAACTACCACTTCGTTAGATGTACCAGCTGGTAAATCATCCGCAGTTAAGTTTCCACTAAAATCTATATTACCATCAACACTTAAATCACCCTTTACACCAACCGAACCAGTTAATTCTTGCTTATCGGATGCAGAATCACCAAATTTGTTTGAACCAGTAGCATAAACTACTGAAGATGATAAGTATGTTGTATGAAGTTCGGTAGAAGTAATTCTACCAGCTACTGTTAAATCATTACCAACAGTTAAATCAGTTCCAATGTTAGCTGATTTATCTATTGTTAAACTATCGTTACTCCTTATAGAACCACTTACATCTAATGTACCACTTACTTCAGTATTTACATTTATTTCAAGTCCTAAGTTTGGAGATATTACAGCTTCAGCTGAACCTGATTTTAATCTATCAATATCACCAATGGAGTCCGCATTAATGTTTGTGATTCCACTACCATCACCACTAATTACTCCACCAACTGTTAAAGATTCGGATACATTTAATGCACCACTAATAGATGTATCTACATTTACTTTTAATCCTTTATCGGGTGAGATTACTGCTGATGATGAACCACTTATTATTTTAGAAGCGGCATCTGCTGAAAGAGCCTCAGTAGGTATATCATATAAACCAACACCACTACCTGTAAATTGAGAAGCAGAAACACTACCCTCAACATTAAGGTTGTTTATAATATCAACTGATTGAGTTGATATAGTTGCCTGCCTTACCCCGTTTACATCAACAGAGAGTAAAGATTGACTGATTTGATTTATACCATTTGGGTCTATACCTTTATAGCTCATACATTATTACTTTATGTAATTTCTAATACTGATACCACAACATCTGCTGATGAATTCACCGAAGATGTTACAGTTATTGAATCATTTGCTTCCAATACTACCTTTTGGTCCCCACCAACTAAAATTGTTGAAGAACCTTGTGGAATCACAGCACCTTTTAATAAATATTTAGTTACTCCAGCAGAGTCATCAGTTAATTGAACATCAACATTAATATTTTGTGATACTATATTTGCCACATTTACACCAATCACAGTTGCAGATGTTGCAGCAGGACAGGTATAAGCTGATAAACCACTGGTTCCAGCGGGTCCTTTAATACTATTTTTAAACGTATTTGCCATATTTTATCTTTTTATCCTAATGCAATTGCAAATGCTATTGCTGAATCTAAAACATTTACACCATCAACATTGAACGAATCATTAGGTCCAACGTTAACAGAACCACTAACTTGAATGGATTGAGAAACAATTACAGATGTACCTGATGTGTTTTCTTCACCTATTGTGATTGTATCCTTTACAATCAATCTATCGAATTCAGCTTCAGTTACCGAAATATCACCAGTAAAAGAACCAGTAAAGCTACCAGTAAACGAACCACTTAAATCAGCGTATGCTGATAATGATTGTTCTATCGAACCTGAAAAAATCGGCGAATCTATTCTCATTTATCTATCCATTGGTTATAGGTATAAATATAACTAATTTTCATTTACTATTATGGCTTTGTTGGCCAAGTTACTTCAAATGGATTAGATTGAGTTGTAATATCTCTTAATGATTGTCTGTATGATTGCCATAAGGCTAATTTAGAACCACTAATTGGAGTATCATTCATTTGTGTCCAATCACATTCACTTAGTAAATTATTTCTTGTTTCTCTAATTTCTGTCCATTTTTCTTCTTTCCTTTGCAAAATCTCTTCAGAAGAAGCTGAGGAGGTTATCCAATTCTGAATATAGACAGAACCACTTTGAATTGGTGTACCTTCGATATAATTTTTTTCATAATCAGAATCTATATCAACAGAAACTGAAACAACTGGGTATGTATGGAAAGATGCCAATACATCATTTGTTAAGTTTTTTGGAAAACTTATATTTGTATTCTCACTCCTTAGATTATCTAAAGTGTAGGGATATGTTATTTCTGAACCACTTACTTTTATATACATAACTTTATATTTTTATTTCCAATTTGCTGGTATTGATGCGTAATTTCCTAATCCAGTTGCATTTCTAAATGCATATAAACCTAATGGTACTGGATTTCTAGTCCAAAGTTCGGGTGCATTTCCTGTCAATGAATTAGAAGTTGTTGGCATTCTAAATACTGAGAAAAATGTTGTAACTGATGTATTATTATCAAATAATCCCGTTGGGATTGAACCTAATGATGTACAACTTTTAAATGTTGATGAAAAGTTAGTTACATTTGTATTATTATCAAATAATCCAGATGGTATAGAACTTAGTGAAAAACATTGGTTAAATGTTGAGTTAAATGATAGAGCTTGTGTACAATTATCAAAAAATCCACTTGGGATTGATGAAATAGACATAAACGAAAAACTATCTACGAAAGATGTTACATTAACCATAAAATCCAACAAACCACTTGGTAATGATGTTATACCAGTACGTCTAAAAAAGTTATCTAAATTAAATATAGTACTTAATCCTTCAAAATCAGTAGTTGGTACAGATGTTAAATTAGTACAACCATGAAAGTTTAATGTTCTAAATGAAGTTTCACCCCAAGAAATAACTGCTGTATATAATCCCCTATATAAAGAATTATTATCTACCTTAAAAGAAGGTACAGTTCCATTTAATGAAATATCATAAGTACCAGCTGAAGTAAAAGTGTGTAATTTGTTTACATCAGATGATGCTTGTATTAAATTACTGTTACCATCATCCCAGTCTACTGTAAAATTAGGTGTATTACTACCATAATCAGCAATAGGCAATTCATATGTCTGATTTGCTGATGTTGTTACTATTCTAAATACAAATGATTCCAATTCTCCTCCTGTTACGCTTGTTAATCTTCTTGCTATTCCCATTTTATATAACTATTTGTTAACTCATATTTGCCGCACTTAGGAAGCCATAATAAGTTGTTCCCGTATCATAAGTATAGAATACTAAGATATCTTTACCAGAAGTAGTTAGGGTTGGTGCGTTACCATTTGCCCATAATACTCCAGTTGGCCAAGTTATTGTATGTGCTCCACCATTTTCTAATACCAATGTAAATCCAAATGCTTTTGGTGCACCTGGTGGATTATCAAATGTAAATGTTGCGTTATTTGTTACTTCATATTCAAAGTTGTTTGCATCTTCTAAATCTAAAGTTACACTAGCTCCAGAACCAGCATCATAATATTGTTCTTGGAATGTTTTAGCCGTAATAAATCCAGAGCCAGAAATTTGTGTTGATTCTAATGTTAATCCATCAAATATTAAATTAGATTCTACCGTTGCATTTGGTGCTGAACCATTTAGGGTAATTACACCATTATTAGTAGCTCCTTGTAATACTAATAAACCACTTGTACCCGATGTTCCGAATCCACTTGTACCACTCGAACCAGCAGTACCAGTTGCATCAACACCCGAAGTACCAGATGTACCACTACTTCCTTCAGCTGATGTACCTGATGTACCAGCTGAACCATTTGAACCTAATCCAGATGTACCATGTGAACCACTAATACCAGAAGTACCACCAGTACCTGTTGTACCACTTGTTCCATCAACACCACTTGAACCAAAGAATGTACCATCTAAACCACTTGTTCCACTACTTCCACTTGTTCCAGAAGAACCATCAGTACCCGTAGTACCTGATGAACCAGCCGTACCACTACTTCCAAATAATGTTCCATCTAAACCACTTGTACCACTTGTACCAGTTTGACCTGATGAACCAGATGTACCAACCGTACCATCTCTACCAGATGTACCACTACTTCCTTCAGCTGATGTACCTGATGTACCATCAGTACCTAATCCAGAAGTACCAGAAGTTCCAGCACCAGATGTACCCGATGTACCAGCTTCTCCACTTGAACCAGAAGTACCATCACTACCAAAGTTAGTTCCATCAATACCACTTGAACCTGATGTTCCATCTATACCAGATGTACCTGCTCCAGAAGTACCAGATGTACCTGTTGTTCCACTTGTTCCACTTGAACCAAAGAAAGTTCCATCTAAACCAGAACTACCAGATGTACCTGATTGACCAGATGTACCGGCCGAACCAGATGTTCCAGTTGTACCAGAAGAACCACTTGTTCCAGCAGAACCAAAGTTCGTTCCATCTAAACCAGAAGAACCCGAAGTACCAGTTGTACCCGATGTACCACTCGTACCAGCTCCAGATGTACCAGCAGTACCCGAAGAACCGAAGAAGGTTCCATCTAAACCACTTGTACCCGATGAACCTAATCCACTTGTACCTGATGTTCCAGTTATACCAGAAGAACCACTCGTTCCAGTTGTACCACTACTTCCAAAGAATGTACCATCAACACCACTTGAACCACTTGTACCATCAACACCATCAGCACCAGAAGAACCTGAAGTACCTGCTCCGCTTGTACCAGAACTACCAGCAGTACCTGAAGAACCGAAGAATGTACCATCTAAACCACTTGTACCAGATGTACCATTTGTTCCAGAGGAACCATCAGTACCTGATGTACCACCACTACCAGATGTTCCAGCTCCAGAAGTACCACTTGAACCTGAAGTTCCTTCAGCTGATGTACCACTTGAACCCGTTGTACCACTACTACCACTTGTACCAGCTGAACCATCAGTACCAGCTCCACTTGTACCAGCCGTACCAGAAGAACCTCCACTACCAGCGGTTCCAGTTGTACCACTACTTCCAAAGAATGTACCATCTAATCCAGATGTTCCAGAAGAACCACTTGTACCAGCTGAACCATCAGTACCTGCTCCGCTTGTACCAGAAGAACCAGCCGTTCCACTACTTCCGAAGAATGTACCATCTAAACCACTTGTACCGCTTGAGCCAGAAGTACCCGAAGAACCACCTGAACCACTACTACCAGTAGCACCATCTATACCAGATGAACCACTGCTTCCACTTGTTCCATTTGTACCCGATGTACCACTACTTCCTTCAGCAGATGTACCACTTGAACCAGCACTACCACTACTTCCACTTGTTCCAGAAGAACCAGATGTACCATTAGTACCAGATGTACCAGCTGAACCAGAAGTACCTTCAGCAGATGTACCACTTGAACCAGCGGTTCCACTTGTAGCGCTTGTTCCACTACTTCCACTTGTTCCACTTGTTCCAGATGTACCACTACTTCCTTCAGCGGATGTACCACTACTTCCACTTGTTCCAGCTGAACCAGATGTTCCATCAGTACCACTTGTTCCCGCTGAACCTGAAGTTCCACTACTTCCACTTGTTCCAGATGAACCAGTTGAACCAGATGTACCAGCTGAACCTGAAGTTCCATCGGAACCAGAAGTACCACTACTTCCATCAGTACCAGATGTACCCGAAGAACCACTTTCTCCACTTGTACCTGATGTACCAGCTGAACCAGTTGAACCTGAAGTACCTGAAGTTCCAGACGTACCATCTGAACCAGATGTTCCAGATGTACCATCCGAACCAGACGTTCCACTTGAACCACTTGAACCAGTTGTACCCGATGAACCACTACTACCACTTGTACCAGCAGTTCCATCTAATCCACTTGTACCAGACGTACCATCAGAACCAGATGAACCTGAAGTTCCAGAAGTACCAAATGAACCAGTTGTACCAGCTGAACCAGTTGTTCCACTACTACCACTACTACCACTTGAACCAGCTGAACCAGAAGAACCTTGTTCTCCACTTGTTCCACTACTACCACTTGTACCAGCAGAACCTGAAGTTCCTTGTGCTCCACTACTACCACTACTACCACTTGTACCAGATGAACCAGCTGAACCAGCCGAACCAGTTGAACCATCTGAGCCCGATGTACCTGATGTACCACTACTTCCAGAAGTTCCACTTGTTCCAGAAGTTCCACTTGTTCCGCTTGTTCCAGAAGTTGATGAAGAACCAGATGAACCTGATGTACCATCAGTACCAGATGTTCCAGAAGTTCCATCTGAACCTGTTGTACCAGAAGAACCAGTTGAACCAGAAGAACCCGAAGTTCCAGATGTTGAAGAAGTACCACTACTTCCAGATGTACCATTTGTTCCAGAAGAACCTGATGTACCATCAGTACCTATACCACTTGTACCAGCTGAACCTGTCGAACCACTACTACCACTACTACCACTACTACCACTACTTCCGCTTGAACCAGAAGTTCCACTTGAACCAGAAGTACCAGTTGAACCAGTCGTACCACTACTACCAGTAGAACCACTACTACCACTTGAACCACTTGTACCAGCAGAACCTGAAGTACCAGATGAACCAGAAGTACCCGTTGTTCCAGATGTACCAGCAGAACCAGAAGTACCCGAAGTACCCCCAGTACCAGTAGAACCATCAGTTCCGCTTGTTCCCGAAGTACCCGATGAACCAGAAGAACCAGAAGTACCAGTTGAACCAGTTGTACCTGATGAACCAGCAGTACCAGTTGAACCAGCTGAACCAGTAGAACCATCAGTACCAGATGTTCCAGAAGTTCCAGTGTTACCTGATGAACCAGATGTACCGAATGAACCTGTTGTACCTGATGAACCAGTTGTTCCAGAAGTACCAGATGTACCAGCTGAACCAGTAGAACCATCAGTACCAGATGTACCCGAAGTTCCACTTGTACCACTTGTACCAGAAGTTGCAGATGTACCAGAAGTACCAGCTGAACCATTCTTATCAACAATGTTTATAGTTCCAATCATTGAACCATGTACAGCACATTGATAAACTATACTATCAGGTGCATTTTCAGGAACTCTATATTTTATTAGTGTTGATGTATTTGAAACACCATTTGTTGGGTCATTATTTGTTGTACCCGGAACTGCATCTGTATCACCATCAGTTAATCTTAATGCAAATGGATGTGTTCCACTTACATTACTTACATCAAAATAAAATAGTTCTCCTCTAACAACAGTTATTGTTGGGAAATCACCACTAATTCCATTAAAATTGTAAATAAACCCATTGCTGGTAACAATGAACATTCCACCACCTTCAATACCAGATGTTCCACTACTTCCACTCGAACCAGATGTTCCACTTGTTCCAGATGTACCAGCAGTACCAGTTGAACCAGAAGTACCACTACTTCCACTCGAACCAGATGAACCAGATGAACCAGACGTTCCCTCAGAACCAGTTGTACCACTACTACCAGTAGTACCACTAGTACCACTCGAACCAGATGAACCACTTGTTCCTGATGAACCTGAAGTACCATCCGAACCTGAGGTTCCAGAAGAACCAGAGGTTCCTGCTGAACCAGTTGTACCAGCAGAACCAGTTGTACCAGAACTACCTGAAGTTCCATCAGTACCTGATGTTCCAGAAGTACCATCTATACCAGATGTACCAGAAGAACCAGTTGTACCTGATGAACCAGTTGTTCCAGCAGTACCAGATGTACCAGCCGTACCAGTTGTTCCAGATGTACCTGCTACTTCAGCAATACTTTTAGTTTGTAATTTTTTATTAGATGTATTATAAATTACTAAATCATTCGAGGTACCTGTTTCTAATTCTAAGAATACACTACCAGTTACAAATAAACTTCCAGTTACATTTAAACTACCACTTAATTCAGCTTTACCATCGAATGGGAATCCATCACCAGTAGAGTTACTTAATACTTCTACTAATACCCCATCCGAACCAGAAGGTGTTACACTAACACCAGAACCAGTAAAGTTCATATTTCCTACTAATCCATTTACTACTGAACCAGTTTCAAATATGTATAAATCAGTTCCACCACCACCAGCACCAGCGTTTAATGCGTATGAAGCAGTTACAGCAAAATGTGAGAAAGATGATGTAGCCACACTCATTGAAGAGGTTTGGCTATTTTGTATGTATTCACTTAAATCAACACTAACTTCAGCATTTTCAGCGTAAGATGCTGTAATTGCGAATGAAGAAGAAAGAACGGTCATTGATGCCGTTTGTTCGTTTCTTACAAAGTTTTCTAAATCTTGTAGTGCAGCTAATGATGCTGAATCTAATCCTGCTACCGAAGATGCCGTTCCAGCAGTTTCAGCAAATATAGCATATGATGCCGAATCAACTGTACCTATTACGTTATCTCCACTAATTGCTCCACTAATCTTAGAACCACCACTACCAACAACAATTTGTCCACTTGTTAATCCACTAAATTTAACTTTAACAGTATTATTATCAATTGATTCAATAGCTAAAGGAATAATCATTCCATTTGAACCAGTTTCATAAACTTGTACGATTGGGTATGCTACATCAAAGTTGTGAACAATTGTTACTTCAGTTACATTTGAGAATGGTTCGGTTGTAGTTGGAGTTGATTCAGGTACAGGTACAAATTTATTAGCATCCTCATCAAAGATTAGAATATCTCTATCTTCAGCATCACCCTCTCCTCTATAAGGTCCTTCAAATGAACCAGAGAATAATCCTCCTCTAAATATACTTGCAGTAATATCAGTTGTAATGATATTATTTTCTACTGTCAAATCACCTTCAATCGATGCAGATGTGTTTACAACAAAACCTTGAACAGGAGATACCGATGCAGTTACCGAACCAGAAGTAATTCTTGTCTGGTCTAAATCAAAGATTGCATCAGCTGGAATATCAAATAAATCTCTACCACTACCACTAAATGATGAACCACTAATTAGTGATATCGCTCCACTTACAAATAATGAACCAGTTAATTGTGAACCACTCTCAGGTGCAAATACTACAAATCCTTTGTTATCACTTACTTGTGCGAATGTTGAACCAGAAGTAATTAAACTCAACTCTAAATCTGTCAACGATTCCGCTGGGATGTTAAATAACCCACTACCATCACCATCAAATCTAGATGCTGTTAGTGGTACATTTACTAATAATTTATTAGGGTCAATTACAGCTTCACCAGAACCAGATACAATTTTATCTAATTCTAAGTCTTGAAGTGCTTCCGCTGGGATATTGAATAATCCACCACCATCACCTTCGAAGAATGATGCCGATATTGATTCTGAAATAAATACTGAACCACTAAATTCTGATTTTACTGAACCAGTAGATGATAATTGGAATAATCCAGATTCATCAACCGATGCGGTTACCGAACCAGTAGCAATTCTATCAGCATCAAATGCTAAGTTAGCAATTGATATATTTGTTAAACCACTACCATCACCACTAATTACTCCACCAACATTTAATGATTGTGAAATTTCTACTGAACCACTAAATTCTGATTTTACACCACCAGCCGTATCTTCAACAATAAATCTTCCATCTTCTTTGGTAGATGCGGTTACAGAACCAGTTACAATTTGGTTTACATCAAATGCTAAGTTAGCAAGTGAAATATTTGTAAGACCAGAACCATCACCAGTAATAACTCCACCAAAATCAATTGATTCAGATACTTTTAATGAACCACTTAATTCAGTTGTTACTGAAGATGTTGATTCTACTCTAAAGAAACCATCATTAGTAACCGATGCCGTTACTGAACCTGTTACTAATCTATTTACATCAAATGATAGGTTTGCTAATGAGATATTAGTTAACTGAGAACCATCACCTTGAAATGAACCACTAAATGAACCACTAAGTTCTAAATCTTCTCTTGTATTTTCCCATCTCTGAGAACCACTCTGCCAAACTAATAAATCACCATCATTTGATTTAATTGAACCACTATCAACTAATATAGCATCATTTGTAGTAATTTCTACATCATGTAAATCATATAGATGGTCTCCTAAATGGGGTCTAACTAATAAGGTTACATTCACACCATTTACTGCAGTTACAGCAGCTATTGTAGATTTTAAGTTTGGAGCTACTGGTGTTACGTTTGTTAAACCACCTGGTCTTAATGGGTCTCCATAAAGTATATCACCTTCAGACCAAGTTTGTGAACTATCTTTTAAGTTGGCATTTTGTAATGTAGTTGTATTTATATCTCTAACATACCCAAACCAAGTTGCAAATCCTTCGTTGTTATTTGGTATGGTTTCGGTGATAATACCTACTAAGTAATTTTCTGCATAACTTCCAGAAGTTTCTGCCTTTACAACCCTTAATCGATTACCTTGTGCAGGTTGAGTAGGGTCTATCATTACCAATGTACCATTTAGTAAATCTCCCCCATCTTTATTTATAACAGGTGGATAATAAAGTTCTTGTCCTATTTGTTGGGTAGCTAATCCACCCTTCATTCCTAAATCAAGAGTACCATCGGTTTCATTCCATTTTAATCTACCAGGTATACTTGGATTATCTTCATCAAAATTAATGAAATCTAAATAAGATGCGGTAATTGATGATGCAGTAATATGATTTGCTACTAATTTTTCAGTAGTTGTTGTATCAGTAACGTTTAAATCATTTGTTACATTTGCATCTAATGTAGTAATTGTTTGAGTTACTTTTAAATCAGCTTCAACTCTTACATTATCTTTTAAATCAGTTCTACCATCAAATACAATATTTGCATTAGATGGTTCTTCACTATAAACTTTTGCAATACCACCCATTCCAGTGTGGTTGATACAATAGTAATAAAGTGTAGTTGGAGTATCTGATGTAACATCAATTATTACTCTTGAACCACTATTTCCAGCAGCAATACTTCCAGTATCAACGCTACCAGTATATACCGAACCACCATTGTGAGTACCATCTAATGTAGTTGAAAATCTTAAATCATGCGTATCGTTGGAACTACCACTTTGCCAAATAGTATATGTTGAACCAACTAAAAATTCTAATTTTGGTTGTTGTTCATCATCAATAAAGTATTTGTTACCACCATCAGCTGATTGTACTTCTACAACTAATGTGGTATCATCTACAAATGGTTCATAAGATGCCGATACTAAAAATGCTCCAGAAGCTTGAGTTTCACCATCTATAAATAACCCACCAGTAATGGCTGCTATTGAATTTACTTCAAATCCTTTATTTGGAGAAACTGATGCGGTTACAGAACCACTTGCTATAAATGAACGAGGAAGTACATCTTCAGCGAGTGCTGAAAGTGGAATATTAAATAAATCTCTACCACTACCACTAAATGAACCACTAAAGTCTCCTAAGAATTTACTAGCACTTATTTCATTAGCTGTTATAGTGTTAGATACATCTAAATTACCAGTTACAAATGTACTACCTGTTATATTTAGATTACCAACTACCTCAGTATCACCAATTAAATCAATTTGTCCGTATAGTGGTATTTCATCAACTATATTAAATTCACCACCCATTGCAAGGTGATTTTCACAATTATAATAAAGTGTATCAGGAGCTGAACCAGAAACTACCCATGTGATTGTATCATTATCAACACCATTATTTGTTATTACACTACCACTATATTCAAATCCAGTTCCATCAGAATTTTGAGTTTTTATGTAGAATGGGTGTGCTGGTGCATTTACGTTAAATGTGTAAGTTAGTCCTCTTACAATTGTAATAGTTGGATTATCACCATCTACTCCACTAAATCTATATGAATTAGCACCATCATTGGTAATAGTAAATGAAGTATTCAACGAACCAGTATCAACAAATCCGTTTGATGATGATACTATGAAACTACCTGTTATTCTTACATCATCCTCTAAGTTAGTTGTTGTATTGACTACAAACCCTAAGTTGGGTGAAATGGATGCAGTAGCAGAACCACTAGCTATTCTCTTAGCTTCCTCAGCGAACTCAGCCGCAGGTAAGTTGGTTAATTGAGAACCATCACCCACAAAGAATGATGCCGATACCGTACCTTCACTTGCAGTAATATCAGTACCAACTTTAAATCCTTCATTTACATCTAAACTTCCACTAATTCTAACTGAACCAGTTAATTCAGAACCACTCTCCGATGATTCTACAAAAAATCCTCTATCAGGTGATACAGATGCACTTACACTACCACTTGCAATTCTAAATGCCTCTTCAGTAAGTGCTGATTGTGGAATGTTAAATAAACCACTACCATCACCAGTTATAACACCATCTACATCTAATGAGTTAGTAACAAATACTGAACCTGTAAATTCTTGTCTATTATCTAAATTATTTCCAAATGTGTTTGAACCAGAAGATGTAATTACAACTGAATCTATAAATGTTACATTTAACTCTCTAGCATTTATAGCTCCACTTACATATAAATCATTATCAATTGTTAAATCACCTTCAATAGAACCAGAAGTATTTACTACAAATCCAAAATTAGGTGAAATAGATGCTGTTACAGAACCACTAGCAATTCTTGGAGAATCTTCTGCTAATGCTGATTGAGGAATATTAAATAATCCAGCACCATCACCTTTAAAAATACCATCATTTATTTGAACATTTCCACTTACGAAAAGTGAACCAGTAAATAACGAACCACTATCTAATGATTCTACTACAAATCCTCTATCTGGGTCAGTTGATGCAGTTACAGAACCACTACCGATTCTTGGTGCATCTCCACTAAGAGATGTAAATGGTATATTATTAAGTTGTGAACCATCACCAGCAAATGAACCAGAAAATGAACCAGTAAATTCTTCTGAAGTGATAATCGTAGCATCTAACTCATCTACATTAATCTTACTAGCAGTTAAATCATTTGAAATTACTACAGAACCAGTTATATCAATACTACTTGTAAATTGAGAACCACTACCAGCATTTACGATAAAGAACTCTCCACTTTCAACCGATGCCGTAGCAGAACCACTAGCAATTATAGGAGATTCTTCAGCTTGTACATTTGTTAATTGAGAACCATCACCAATGAAAAATTTAGAAGTAATTGATTCTGAAACAAATACAGAACCACTAAATTCTGATTTGGTAGTTCCAGTAGAATCTTCTACTCTAAATATGTTACTACCAGATTCAGGCGGTACTACTATCACCGATGCAGTAATAGAACCACTTGTAATATTATTTGTAAGTAATGCATCTTCAGTTAATGCTGAACGAGGGATATCAAATAAATCCCTACCACTACCACTAAATGCACCACTAACTTCATTACCAATAAATCTATCAGCTGTTACATCATCAGCAACTTCGACATCTTTAGCAAATACCGTAGTTGATGCTGAAATACTAGCATCAAATGTTGCAGGTACATTTACTTGTAATCCTAAGTTTGGAGAAACCGATGCCGTTGCTGAACCAGATGCGATTCTTGGTGAATCACCAGAAAGTTGTGCAGCTGGAATATTAAATAATCCACTACCATCACCTTGGAAAAGTGATGCGGTTATTGAAGATGATATAAATACTGAACCACTAATTCTTGTACTATCACCTAATTCAATAAGTGATACTTCAGCTTCACCTGGAGTTTGTTCTGCTTTTACAAATAATCCACCAGTAATTGTTGTGAATGTATTTACATTCATTCCACCATCTGGATTAAGAGAAGCAGTAATTGAACCAGTTGCTATTAAATTTGATAATAATGCATCTGGTGCTAATGCTGAACGAGGAATATCAAATAAACCTTCACCACTACCACTAAACATAGATGCGGATAAACTACCACTTACTCCAAGAGAACCACTTAATTCAGTTCGTATTTCTTTTCTAGTTGTATCTTCTACTCTAAAAATACTTGGTTCATCTGAACCTGATTTGTATAATAATGAAGCCGATACTGAACCACTAGCAATTCTAAATGCTTCTTCTGATAATGCGTTTAATGGTATATTGAATAATCTACTACCATCACCTTCAAATGATGAACTTATAATTCCACTTGCGGTTACATTACCAACAATCTCAGTTTCACCAATTAATGTTTGTTTATCTTCAGCTGAATCACCAAATATATTTGAACCAGATGAATAAACAATCGATGATGAAATAAAGTTTGTATATAATTCGTTTGTTGTAATTCTACCCGTTACAACCAAATCACTATCTATTCTAACATCTTGCTCAAATAATGAAGATGTATTAACTACAAATCCTAAGTTTGGAGAAACGGATGCAGTTGCTGAACCACTTGCAATTCTAAATGCTTCTTCAGTTAATGCTGATTGTGGAATATCAAATAATCCAGCACCACTACCACTAAACATGGATGCTGATACTGGGAATTCAAATGTTGAGAATGTATTAACTACAAATCCTTCATTTGGTGAGATTGATGCGGTTGCTGAACCACTACTAATTTTGTTAATATCAAATGCTAAAGCTGATTCCGGTATATCCGTTAGCCCAGCACCACTACCACTAAATACCGATGCAGAAACTCCACTTTCTACAAACACCGAAGAACTAAATTCTGCTCTATTAGTACCTTCTAATCTAAATCCAAATACTGGGGATACTGATGCCGTTACCGAACCACTAGCTATGAATGATGAAAGTAATGCATCTTCAGTTAATGCACTTCTTGGAATATCAAATAAATCTCTACCACTACCACTAAATACCGAACCTGATGATAGTTTTACATCACCGAAGAATGTTGAACCACTTTCTATCGAAGTTACTACAAATCCATCTTCTGGGTTTGTAGATGCGGTAATTGAACCACTAAATATTAATGAAGTATCTAAATCTACAATAGCAGCTACTGGAATATCAAATAGTTTAGCACCACTACCACTATAAGATGAACCACTTTCTACTCTAACTTCTCCAAAGAATGTTGAACCACTATCAATTGAAGTTACAACAAATCCATCTTCTGCATCAACCGATGCGGTTACTGAACCAGAAGTAATCTTACTTATTTCAAAAGAAAGTGCTGATTCTGGAATATCAAATAAGTTAGCACCACTACCACTAAATGAACCACTAAATTCCCTTGCTTCAATTGATTCGGATACAAATAACGAAGAACTAAATTCTGCCCTATCCGCTCCAAAGAATTTAAACCCACCATCTGGGTCAACTGATGCTGTTGCTGAACCACTAGCAATTCTTGGTGAATCACCAGCTAAGTTTGAAATTGGAATATTAAATAAACCACTACCATCACCAGTGAATATCCCATCTTCTAATGTAACTCCACCACTTACAAATAAAGAACCTGTAAATTGTGAACCACTTTCTAATGATTCTACTTTGAATCCAGTATCAGGCGATACGGATGCAGATACAGAACCACTCTCTAAAGATGTTGCAATTAATGTTTCAGTTGCTAATGCCGATAATGGAATATCGAATAAGTTAGCACCACTACCAGAATAAGATTCACCTTCTGCTAAAGTTATACTACCACTAATTTTAACTGAACCAGTTATTTGTGAACCACTTTCTAATGATTCTACTTTAAAACCAATATTTGGGTCAACAGATGCAGTTACAGAACCTGAAGTAATCCTACTTGTTTCTTGTGCATCTTCGGTAAGAGCTGAACGAGGTATATCAAATAACCCAGCACCACTACCAGAATAAATTCCACCTTCTGCTAAAGTTACACTACCACTAATTTTAAGAGAACCAGTGAACTGTGAACCACTTTCTAATGATTCTACTTTGAATCCAGTATCAGGTGAAACTGATGCTGTTACCGAACCGCTCTCTAATGAAGTTGCTATTAATGTTTCAGTTGCTAAAGCTGATAGAGGGATATTAAATAAATCCGCACCACTACCAGAATAAGTTGCTCCCTCTGCTAAGGTTATACTACCACTAACTTTGATAGAACCAGTTATTTGTGAACCACTATCTTCAGATACAACAACAAATCCGAAATCAGGTGAAACCGATGCGGTTACTGAACCTGATGTAATTTGGTTGGTAACCAATGCATCTTCTGTAAGTGCTGAACGAGGGATATCGAATAACCCAGCACCACTACCACTAAATACCGAAGCGGATACTCCATTCTCTACAAATATAGATGATGAAAATTCTGCTTTATTAGCACCTTCCAATCTGAATCCGAAATCAGGTGAAACCGATGCGGTTACAGAACCAGAAGTGATTCTGCTTGATACTTGTGCATCTTCAGTTAGTGCTGAACGAGGGATATTACTTAATCCCTCACCACTACCACTAAAGAATCCTGCACTATCAAATGGTATTTCAACAACACCTTCGGTTGTTAGGGAACCAGTTATCTCAACTGAACCTGTAAATTCTTGTCTATCGGTTAGCTCATCACCGAATTTGTTTGAACCAGATGAGAAAAATATAGATGATGAAATAAATTCAACTAAAATTTCTCTTGCTATAATTTTATTATCAACAACTAAATCACCAGTAAATCTACCATTACCATCAACAGTCAATCCACCATCAAAAGAACCAGATGTATTAACTAAGAATCCAGTTTGTGGGGAAATTGATGCTGATGCTGAACCTGATATTAATCTACTAGCATCTTCTACTAAAGGTAAATTTGTTAGTTGTGAACCATCACCTTGAAATGAACCACTAAATGAACCACTAAACTCTTCTAATTGAATTTTAGTAACAAATAATCTATTACCAGCATCATCAGAAGCTACTAAAGCAAAAGAACCAGAATCAATACTACCACTTTCAGGAATACCTAAATTTGGCTCGGCTTCTGAAAGAGATAGATACTCATACCTATCCAGAGATACGTCCTGCGGACGAGTTACTTTTACTTTACCACTTAGTAATTGACCCATTTACAACTCTTATTTTATTCGTTAGCAGTTTCTAATATAGATAAAACCACAGTTAAATCAGTAGAACCAGAAAAAACTAGTCCATAATCCTCTTCTAATACTAATTTACCAGCTACAACAGGTGAAAATGAATCTCCTTGAGGTATTGGGAAGTTTGTTACAAACTCTACTGGAGTTTGTATGGCTGTTACCGGGTCCTCAATTGTGTCTGATATTACATTAAATAGTTGATTTATGATATTTGATGAACCACTTTCTGCAATTAAATTAGTGTTTATTGATTGTGTTACGCTAGATTGATATAATCTATCCACATCATTGGAACCTGTTACTGATTCATTTAAAATAATTTGGTTAGCAAGTGTCTTTGTGTACTTTACCGCATCTATTGATGCTGTTATTTGACCTTCTGGAATTAATAAAACCCCATCCTTATCGTAGAAAGATAATGCCGCTTTATTAGTTCTAATAGTACTACCACTATTAATCATATCAAAAGTTACAGCGTTTATAGAAGTTTCTGCATAACCTTCAAATCTTGATGATGAAAATCCAAATGGAATTTCTTGAAGATTATTATTAAATCTAGTATAAGCCGCTACTTCTTTTTCAATGAAAGTTTTATTCTCAGTTATCAATGCTGATGATGAGAAGAAACTACCTGAATTATTGATACCGCTTACTTGTGGAATTGGTAGAATCCTATTAGGTGCTAATTTGATTACAACCTCTTCGGTTTGTGTACCATTATTAGTAATTTGTGCCGATAATACAATGGTAGAAACACCAGTCGGTGCCTTATACACCTGGTCTTCTTCACCAGTCAAAGTTGCAACTACCGATTTAAATGCGTTTAATGGAATTAGTTCATCTGCCATATTTTTTCACTTTATCTTATATAAATATTACTATTTAATTTATTAACCTTCCAGAGCTAGAGAGAATGGTGTAACTAATGAGAATAATGAACGGGAGAATGTTCTACCCTGCAATGTACCAGTTGCCTGATTAATTACAAGTCCCGTACCAATCTTAAAGTCACCGAGTTCGTTACCGGCGGTAAAGAATACTCTACCCCCACCCAATTCAACAATTTCTTTATCTGGGTCTGGTACACCATTACCACCTTGATTAGGAGGTAATGCTTTATATGTTACACCAGAACCAGCATATGAGAAATCATGTCCAGTAGTAATAATTAGTGAACCAAATAATTCCAATGGTGCATTTCTAGCAACTTTTTGGAATAATGTTCTTAAATATCTATTTGTTTCTGCCGTTTCTTTCTTTTGTTCTTCGATTACTACACTAGCATCACCATAAACACCTGTATAGTATGATTTAGCAGCTTCAATACTTCGTTCATTACCACCATACAATAAATCAGTTGAAATGGCATCTAATATAAATCCAGTATCTCTATAACATTTTTCTTCGTTATATTCAAATCCTGGGAATGCCGCTTCAGTATATGAAATTGCTGATGATTGTAAAAACTTTTTGGCTGCTCTTAAATCAGCGTAACCATTTCTTCTATTCAAACCAGCAAATGTTAATTGTTCTTGCTTAATAACCTTTTCAGCTATTCCTTTAGCAAAATCAATACCATCAATGGTTTGTGGTTTTTGTTCGGTAATTGCTACCGATGGAATATAGTAATAGAATGTAGCCGCCTGAATACTTCTCTCATTACCACCATATACCAAGTCGGTTCTTACTGCATCTATAATGTATCCCAAATCTCTACTACAACTTACTTCATTATATGGGAATTCACTCCAAGATGAAGATAAGAATGCAATAGTTTCTTTTTGAATAAATGTTTTGTTATCAACTAATAAATTAGCAGCAACTAATGTAGAACCTGATGGTGAATTCCACTCAACATTTTGTATTACATTTTGAGCCAATCCACTAGCATATTTTATACCTGTTGTTGTTGGGTCTAATTGAGCAACTTCAGATGGAGTTCCTCTTTCAGTTGCGGATGATGGATATAAGAAATAATAGTTACCAGCAATAACACTTCTTTCATTACCGCCATATAATAAATCAGTTGCAGCTGCATCTATAATGTATCCCGTATCTCTTCTACACTTATCTTCATTATAATAAACACCACTCCAAGATGAAGATACATATTGAATTGTTTCTTCTTGTATAAATGGTTTATTTTTTCTTAATAAATCAAATGATGCAGATACTTCGGCTGATGCTGTTACAAATTGTATATTTTGTAATAATGCTTCTGAAATTCTTCCAGCATATTTTATACCATCAGTTGTTTGGTTTGCTTGAATTGTTGTTGCTTCAGATGGATATAGGTAATAGAATTCACCCGCTACTTTACTTCTCTCATTACCACCATATAAGAAATCAGTTGCAACTGCATCTACGATATGACCCACATCTCTAGCACATTTATCTTTATCATATTCAAATGTACTCCAACTAGCAGTTAAATATGCTAATGATTCTGATTGGATAAATGTTCTATTGTTTAATAGAGATTCATTACCAGCAATTCTTTCTGCTGATGGTGATTCAAATACATTGTTTACAATTATATTTTCAGCAATATCACCAGCGTAGTTGATACCAGTTGTAGTTGGGTTAAGTTGTGTTGTTGTTGCAGATGATGGGTATTTGTAATAGTAATTACCAGCAATAACACTTCTTTCATTACCACCATATAATATATCAGTAGCAATAGCATTTATAATATGTCCAATATCTCTTTTACAAGTTTCTTGATTGTAATCAAAATCACTCCAAGAAGATGATAAATAAGCAATTGATTCATCCTTAATGAAATCTTTGTTACTTCTTAACAATTCCCAAGAAGAAGATACCTCAGTTGTTGGTTCGACAAATTCAATGTTTTGAATTAATTTCTGAGTTATTCTACTAGCATAGAATAAACCATCTAATGTTTGTTCAACTTGAGAACCAGTTCCATTAGCTTCAGATGGGAATTCGTTGTAGAATTTACCATTTACAATAGATGCTGAATTTGAATTCCAAATTAAATCTTCAGCCGCACCAGAGATAATTAATCCAGTATCTCTTCTACACTTTTCTTCGTTATAATCAAAATCTGCCCACGAAGAAGATAGGTAAGCGATAGTTTCATCTTTAATAAAATCTAAGTTATTTCTTATAATTTGATAAGCAGCTATTGTATTAGCATCAGTTGATGGTGTTGTATAATTACCAGCAGTTTCATATGAACCAGTTCCATCTACTACAATTGTAGTTACGATATCAATAGATGATGATATGAAATCTACATCTGATTGATTAGCTGATATTGAGCCAGTGTATTGAGTACCACCCATTACCTTAATGTTATTATCAACATTTAAACTAGCTGATGGGATTGGTAAAGTATTCTTATCAATCAATTCACTTACTAACTTAGATGCGTAAATTACTGCATCAGTAGTTTCACCCAATTGTGAAGTTGTTGCTTTAGATGGGAATTTATAGTAGTATTGCCCAGCTACTATTGAACGTTGGTTACCACCCCATCTTAAATCAGTTGCAACTGCATCTACGATGAATCCGGTATCTCTACTACAACTTACTTCGTTGTATTGTAAGTTTGGATATTTAGCGTTTACAAATGCTACAGTTTCCGCTTGAATGAATTCTCTATTTTCTCTAATTGAATCATAAACAAATTCAACTTCGTTTGATGTGGTTTGGAATGTAGAACCACTAACCAATTCTAATGCTAATGATTTAGCGTAATTGATACCAGTTACCGTTGGGTCTTTTTGTTGGTCTACATTTGGTACACCACCTACAATTGCCGCTGATGGATATTTGTAATAGTAATCACCCGCAATAACACTTCTTTCATTACCATTGTATTTTAAATCGGTTGCTACCGCATCTACGATGTATCCAATATCTCTCTTACATTTGGATTCAGAGTAGTAGAAATCACTCCAAGAAGAACTTAGATAAGCGATTGTTTCATTTTGAATAAATTCTTTATTTTCAAACAATAAGTTGTATGATGCAGATACTTCATTCGATGCAGTTACAAATGTTCTATTTCTAACAATGTGTTGTGCTAATGTACTAGCATAGTTAATACCATCTAATGTTTGTTGTAATTGAGAACCAGTTGCTTGTGATGGATATTCTAAATAGAATTTACCATTTACTACCGATGCTGAATTAGAGTTCCAAATCAAATCCTCAGCTGCACCAGAGATAATTAAACCAACATCTCTCTTACACTTAATATCATCATATTCAAATGTACTCAAGAAGATGAGATATAAGCCACAGTTTCTTCTTTGATAAACTCTAAGTTATTTTTTAACAATTGATAAGCTAACTTAGCTTTTGGAGAATCAGATGGAGTTGTGTACTCAATAATAGCTGGTGCCGAACCACTACCATTTTCAATAATATCAGTTACAATAGCTACTGATGAAGAAATAATTTTAGCTTGTAATTTATCAGCAGCTGATGATGAGATATATTGTGGTGTGTTTGTTACTTTTATTAAATTATCTATATCAGTATTATTTCTTATAATAGATGGTTTTTGTGATAATCCATTTTCTACTATATTAGAAACTATTCCAAATCTATTTTCAACAATTGAAAATTCATTTGCTGAAGCTGATACTGAAGATGAATATTGCGTTGTATTAGTAAATTTACGTTTGTTGTAAGTATTATCAACAAAATCATCAATTGATGATGTTGTGTTCTCAATAATATCATTAATTAATGAGAATGATTCAGATACTAATGTTTTTTCAGAACTTACAGTGTAATCACCACTAGCAGTTACATATGAAGATGTAGTTAGTTGTTGTGGTGTGTCTAACTCAGAAGTTTGGAAATGCTTAGCGATAGTAAATGGAATATCATCAGAACCTAATCTAATAATATCGTTAATCATATCAATACTAGCTGATATAATTCCTATCTGAGTTTGTGAACCATTATATGATTCAGTAACTTGTAATGTATCCGTTACTTTAGTTAGTGAATTAACATTTCTAATTTCGTATGGTAAAGTACTTACAGAACTTAGTTCAGTTCTAACAAATGTATGATTTGATTGAGGTAA